TCGTGGACACCGTACAAGAGCTCTTTCTTGAACGACGTACACATGAAATTGCCTGAAAAAGCCATGGTTATAGTCTCCTAATTAAGTTTGCAAGGTCGAGATGTCCGGCATCTTTTATCGCGTTATACACAGTGGTTCTATCACTTTTTATCGCCTCGTGCATATAAAATTCTAAAACTTTTACAATATGAGTACGAAAGGCACGTGCTTGAGCCTTTATAGCAGGGTCGGCATTGTCGCTGATTGAGATAATTTTATCCGCGCAGCGCTCCGCAACTTCCTCTGGTGTAAAACCCCGATTCGTTGTAGTGTGTACGTCAACAGCGTAATTGGGGTTTAAATCTAATTTAAGGGCAGGAAATGTCATGATTTCTCCCTTATTACCAACCCTTGACGGTATTGATCTGTAACTTCTTTATATTCGCCTAACATTTTCATACTGTTTACCGACTCAGCAAACCGTTTTTCGTACTGCGCCATCATATCGGGTTCACCCTTCATGTATATATAAGCTTCAACAAGTGTTCCATACAGAAGCGCTACTTGCGCGTTTTCACTTAGCCACGTGGTCGCGCCTTCAGCACCCGCTGTTAAACTTGCCGGTCTGTAAAAATAATGAAGCTCAACGACACGTGAAGCGTCTGGCGTTGGTCCTATTATAAAATTATCAACATCAAAAGAGGCGTAGTATCTAGGATTACCTGTTGTCGACGAATTAGGATTAAAAGACTGCACAAAATCAGTGTCTTTAAAATCCAAAAATGTTTTATTAGAATCAGCATCCGTGAACGATAGGGAAAAAGGTGCTAAAAAATCAGAAGGACAGGCAAGGTACTGGTTATTTATGCTCATGTTACCGCTGACATTTTTACGAAACAAACTTAATTGTACGTTTTTAAGTATACGTTCTTCAGCTTGTCTTATAAATACAGGTAAGTTGTTTACAAAAGACGTTTCATCGTTTTCTGCATAATCCTGTACTGCGGTTTTTAGCTGTGCATATGTAAAACTCATGTTGTTACCACCGTTACTGTACCAACACCTCCGTCTAAAGCATTGGTTATATCAAGCTCAGAAGGCATTTCGGCTACGCCTGCCGTGCTCCAATTACCGTTACCTAAATACACTATACCGTTTGTTGTTACCACCAAAAAAGCACTGGTCGGATTATTAGGTTGTGGTCGAGCCTCTTTCAAAGCTTGAGGGTCGTTTACCTTACGAAAGGGGCCTAGTTGAGGCTGTTTAGCTTCGAACTCGTCTGGTCCCACCAGTAACCCGTTCCATTCTTTCCGCATATCCTTATAACGATAACGAAAACCTGAGCGGTCTGAAATAGCATATGCTTTTTTACCAGACGCAAACTTAGCCATCAGCCTATCCTGTATGTCGAAAAGCTAGGGGCTACGTTAAAGGAAGCACGATCTCGGTCTTCTTCCGCAGCTCTTTGAAACTCTTCCTCGTAGATTGACTTAAGAACCTGTATGCGCTGAGGCGCTCTCTTTAAAGCAATATAATACGCTAGACCCGCCGCTAAACAGGGGTAAAACCTAAACGGTAAGTCCATCGTATTAGTATAAACATCGGCATCATCCATACGAGTTAATGCGTCGTAATATACAACGTCTGTACTATTTTCAGGTACAGGCCATAACTTTAGGCTAGGTGTTAATTGTCTATCCAAAAAGAATTGATTAGGACGACTTTGTGTAGTCTTTGTGGGTATTGTTAAATACTCGTCACGGCTTAATCTTTCCAAAGAATAGTCCGTACCGTCTCTTCGAACAACAACCGATAGAATATCAATAATATCCTTATCCAGATTGTAATTACCCGTACCTTGAACAAGCGCTTGTGACCGCTGTTTTATTGTCCACTGATTTAAGCCTCTGTTGGCCCAATCCGCTAACAATAAATTAAGTGACCGTTTCGCTGTTTTAAGGTCATAGCCGGTACGTACCTCCAAGCCACAACGCTCAAAAGCTTCTTCAACGTAATCGGCTACGTCTAATTCAAAGTCTTTACTACCCGATAAGGACATTTACTTCTTCTTTCTAACGGCTCCGCCTTTACGCATTTTCTTAACCATGCCTCCGCCTCGCATTTTCTTAACCATGCCTCCGCCTCGCATTTTCTTAACAGCTCCGCCTTTACCTTTTTCTGTAAGTTTGGGTGTAACCGCTTGACGTTTTGGGAGTTTTAAATCAACCTTTACTCTTTCATGTTTTATATCAACCGGTACTCTTTCATGTTTTAAATCAACCTTTACTCTTTTATGTTTTATATCAACCGGTACTCTTTCATGTTTTAAATCAACCTTTACTCTTTTTTTCTTCTCTTTGCGTTTCTCAACAAGACCACCTTTACGCATTTTCTTAACAGGCTTCTTTGTTGCTTTTAGTTGTCTGCCGGCTGTAGGCTTTGCACCTGCTTTTGCTTTTAGTTTTTTTCTAAGAGCCACCCCTGCCGCAAACCCTGCGGGACGAGTGGGGCCGCCCGGAATTTTCTTAGTAGGCTTTTTCTTTACTTTTCTAGGTTTCATCGCCATTTTTTAGTCTCCTATATAGCTGATTTCTAATTTCATATATGTCTTCAGCATCATACTCGTCACTATAACTAGCATAATAACCTTTTTTATTCAACTTATCTGCGGCTTTCTGTAAAACGGATAACCTTTGTACAAATATCATACAATAAGTTGTGTCATTTTCATAATCAAAAGTTACATCTTCCACAAACTCACTAGGCTCGTCATCCGGGTGAAAACCCATAACCCATATATCCTTATCAATAAACATACCGTTGGATATAGCTTCGTTTAAATCATGAAAATATTCATGAAACTCTTCTGCGGTTTTATCGTTCGCTAAATCAATGATGATAGCTAGTTCAAAATTATCGTCAAACTGGGAAATACAGGAATACAACTGTTGATAGTTGTCTTCCTTTTTAAAAAGTAGCGCTGTTTTCTGCTCTAATAAAGATTTTTTTGCGTAAGGGCACGGCGGTAGGTTATTAAAAAGCGGGGAAGGTATAGATAAAACTTCTTCCGACCACCTCATGACTTCGGTTACGATTTCCTTTTCAATAGGATCACTGTAGAAATCTAAATTCATAACCTAGAAACCGACCCTTTTGTGAGTTTACGACGATTTGATAGAATTTTGCCGCAACCTTTTGCAACAACACCACCCTTAGACATGCGTTTTACTTTGGCCGCCTTAGTGTTTGAAACAACTTGCTTTCCTTTAGCGCCTTCACGCTTTTTTTTACGAGCTGTTGTAGCCCTTTGAGACTTGCTAAGACTATTCGCTTTAGCTCTTGGAAGGCACCTATCAGGATTTTTTTTATTTTTTGAAGTACCGCATTTACCCGCGATGTTACCGCTGCTATCAACTCTGACCCAGTCTTCATTTAACCACTCCTTTAATTTACCCATTTACTTACTCTTTTTTTTACTAGCCTTTGCGTAATTAGGGTCTTTACAATACTTAGATGCCGCTAAATTAGCATACGCTGACGGATAAGTATCAAAAGTTCTTTCTGCCCAAGCTTTACCTTTTGGACATATCTTACTACCCTTACTTTTTGGCGAGGATTTTTTAGATTTTTTTGAATACGCCATATTTTAACCTATAAAAGCTTGGAAAAAAGGCATTCCTATTATTATAATTATAACACCCCAAAGTTTGTTACCCACAGATTTTAAAGAAGTCAAAAACTCGTTTTGTCTTTCCTCAATGCGTTTATAACGTAAATTACACTCAGCTTCATGCTTTTCAAGCCTTGCTAGTATATCTTCATTTCTCATGTCAAAATCCATTCTGAGCAAGCTCTTTTGTGTTGTAATATATTACCTTCATTAAGTTTTATTTTTTTACCGCACCTGCAAACCCAAAAAGGTTTTTTTGCAAAGGTTTCTTTCATTTTATCTATGCTTTCTTTAGTATGAAACTTACCTTTAAAACGAGGGGATTTACCAGACATCTTACGCATTATTTCCGACAGATCTTCCGCTGACTTTTTTGCTTGTAATTTTAACCACTTAGCCTTACCGCCTTTAGATCCCGCTTCCGAGGCACCTATAAGCCAACCTTTTCTATCCCCCTTCCAAGGAAAACCCATTTCTAGGTGAAGACGATGATGTTCTTCAGGGGTGACAGCTATCAAGTTTTCAATATCATTATTGTTTCGGTCGCCATCTATGTGGTGTATATGATACCCTTTAGGCACAGGACCATGTGCCTCTACGTATATTTTACGATATATACGGTCACGGCCCATACTTCACCAAGCCTTACACGACCAGTATCGGGCACTGAATTTATCTTTAGACGTTTCGCATTTGTGCCTAGCTCTAAAACTTTTTCGTCGAGCAGGCTGTGCTTTTTTTATTTTCATATTAGGATCACCAAACCGAACAAGTTTGATCTGATCCCCTTTTTTAGCTAAAACCGCGCTTTTTTTATTTTTACCGGGAGTTCGTTTAGGTTTGTTGTAGCCTGAAAAAACTTCACCTCTGTATTTTATTTTACCAGATGGAGTACGAGTAACGTTTTTAGTAGAAGCCACCTTACTCCCCTAATTGTAAAACACAGTAACATTAGAAACATTGGTTAAAACGGCGAAGCAACCCTCAGGAAAAACCATACCTTCATCAGGTACATAGACGTTATCGTCAGTGTTGTTAGCAAAAGCCAACGTTAAAAAAGTAGTTCCACTTGCATCTGACCCGTTTTTTAAAACTAAGGTAGGGCTAGTTCCGCAGGTATAGTGAATTGCTTTCACGCGAGTTCTTCCACCAAATACAGCACCTGAAGCTGTTAGGTATGTAGCTTTGACGTCTGAGGCCATTTTAAATCCTTACTACGCCCAAAACACAGTAACCGAAGTACAAGCTGTAAACACTGAAACGTATATATCGCCTACGCGAATACCTTCGTCGGGTATGTTTACAGAATGTGTGTCAGAGGCATCTAAATCCATATCAAGGACAATTGCTCCGCCATTGCCATCCGTAAAGGTAATACGCGGCGTCCCTGTGGTTGTTTTTACTTGAACTTGTCGAATACGAGCAGGACCAACACCGGCAGAACCGGTGCTTGTCAAGCGTTTTGATCTTACATCAGAACCTGCCATAGGTCACTCCTTTAAGAGAGTGCTGCACCAACGGCAGTTACCCAAGCGGCACCTGTGTTAATCACTAAACAATATTCGTTATTACCTGCGCCGTTATCGCTGATAACGTAAACAGTACCTGCGGGTACAGAACCAAAGGCAGGTAGGTTTGCGGTAGTTACTACGGGGTATATGAAGGCCGCGTCTGATTTGACGGGACCTGAAAAAGTTGAACGAGCCATGTGTATCTCCTGTCGTGGCTAATGTCAGCTACACAATGTAACTGTCAGGGTTATTTTATAATACAGTATAAGATACAAAAAAGAAAGGGGTAACTTTCGTCACCCCTTTCCGATTTTTAGTTATGAAACTAAGCTTACGCTCCGGGTGTACCGAATACGCTACGCCAGTCTGAAACGCCAAAACTATAACGCTCACGCGCTTTGAAACGCATGTTACCAGTGTCAAAATCACCTTCCATTGCCGTTTTAATTGGCGAACGGTTGAAGAATTTGAAGCCGTTTGGTGCATCTGTTTTGATGAAATATGCGTCGCTATCTGTGAGGAAGTGGTTTACCACTGCTCCATCAGGTAACATACCCATGTTTTTCATTGCGTTAAGATCGTTATCAGCAGTACCTGAACGTAGGTTAGAGTTAATTACTCTTTCTGCAATAAACTGAAGCTCTTTTGGAATTACAAGCTTCATGCCGCGTACAGCAATCTTAAGACCACGTTCGTCTGTCATACCTGCGATCTCGATTAGCATCTGCTCTAATGAAGTTTCATTAAGGTCAGCCGCTGTTGCGAGAAGGTTAGTTTGATTTCCAGATAAACTAGGGTGCGCGTTTGAACAAAGTGCTGCACCGTCACCAATAGCAGAAGCGCCTGCTGTGAACGCATTGTTCAGTATAGCAGCAGCTTTTATTTGCTTGGTTTGAGCCATTGAACGAGCCAATGCCTTGGTGTAGCGCGATGCAAGACGATCATAAAGATTGTCTTCAATAGCTTCCTCAGTAATTGAGAATGCAAGCGCAATAGTTTCGTGGGTGTAACGAGCTGTGTATGTCTCTTGAGCATCGTCAAAGCTGATGGCAGTGCCTTCGCCTTTAACAGGTGCTGTTGAGAATCCACCAAGCATTACTTCTTCTTCGAAGGCTCTGTCGGAACTTTCCTCTTCAAAGATTTCGCCATGCTCGTTCTCGTAACGATTGTATTCTAGCCCAAATAAAGCATTAAGGCCGGGTTCTAGCTCTTTAGCTAGTTGACTTCTTGAAATAGCCATTAGTTAACCTCCTTATATACCAGTTGATGTCGCGGTAGTCTGCGAATCAAAACGGCTAGTTGGTGCATTGAAATGAGCATTGATACGAACAATCAAAGGAATACCGGCAGAAGCGAAATCGCTGTTTGCTGCATCATCCATAACACCTACGATACGAAGCGGTAGCGACGCTGTAGTGTTGATTGTTGAAA